CGTTCGGACGCGATACCAACAGGTCGTCGATGTTCACCGCGGCGTCGACGTTGACCACGGTCCTGTTGTTGTTGCCGGCGTAGATGTTGTCCAGCAACTGCCGGGTCAGCGCCTGCTTGATCGCCGCCAAGTCCTCGACCAGATCGTGCAGGGACGTGCCGACGTGCGAGTGCGGATAGGCCACGCCGGTGAAGGCTGCGACCGGGATCACCTGCTCGCGGATGATCGCGACGGCCCCGTCCTTCATCTTCAGCGGCTCGGTCTCCCCCTCGAGGTACACCACGCGGTAGAGCTGCTGCTGCCCCGTACCCTCGCGGTCGATGCGAATCCAGTTGTACAGGCAGACGACCTCCCGCCGTGCGGGGTCCATCGCCTCGTCCTGGCTGGAACCGCCGGCCCCGTTCTCGCTGAACCGATCGCGCTCGACCGACTGCGATGTCGCCTGCCGGTCTGCAGGGGCGTCGTCGTCCACGTCGAAGCCCGCCGCGCGGAGTTCCCCGACGGTGGTGTGCTGGGTCCAGCGCACGAAGTCCGCATCCTCCAGGCTCGCCATGCGGTGCTTACGGTGAACGCTTACCTCATCTGGGGGAACGGCCTCGATGCACAGCCACTCGTCAGCGGTCTTGCGCTTGCACTGGATGTTCCAAACCTCGTTCATCCCCTGCGGGAGCTCGGGGTCGATGGTCTTTTCCGCACCCGTGATGGTGACCTCGGGGTCGGAGGCGATGCGCTGGGCCTCCTCCATCGACAGGCCCTCGTACTCCTCCTCCTCCACCTCGGTGCTGGTCCGCCAGAAGCCGATGCAGTAGCCGTTCCGGAGGATGAGCGCATCGCGCATCGCGGTGCAAAGCTGGGTGTAGCCGTCGTTGCGGTCCATCAGCACCCAGTTGCATACCGCCGTCTCGTCCTCAGCCTGCTGCTCGTCCTGCTCGCCCACGGGGGAGAACTTCCCCACCTCGTCGCCCGCGAGGAAGATCCGCGCGAGGGACGGCATGATCCATTCCACGGTGTCCAGAAGGTCGCGGGTGACGATCTGCGAGCGTCCGGGTACCTCCGTACCATCGGGGTCGCCCTTGTAGCGTTTGAGGGCGTTCTGGCGGTCCTGCGAGAGTTGCCCGTAGTAGGGGTCGAGCGCGAGTTCCGATGCGGTCTCGCAGGCGGAGACGATCTGGTCGTCGGTGAGCTTCTTAGACAATCCAGTTGTCCTGGTACTTGATCGGCGCCATCTGGGCGTGGCCGAAGGGCACCCCGTCCGCGAAGGTCAAGCAGAAGGCGTCTGCAAGGTCCGGACTCACCACGCCGCGCTTCTTGAGGTCATCCTTGCTCTCCACCACGATCTTGCCCGTGCTGTTCACCTTGAACGAGGGCAGCGTCAACTCCGCAATCAGCGCCTCATCGCTCGGCATCCGGCACGCCCGCTCCGCAAACCAGCCGCGCGCCCGGAACCACAATTCATCCCGCAGCCGCATGTACCGCTCCGCGATCGCCGGGGACTCGGCAACATTAACCCCTACAACGGGTAGGTGCAATTCTTTCATGCGATCCACCACCCCGGCGCCCATGCCGATCACGTCCACGCAGATCGCCTCGGGCTTCTCATCGGCTTCGCGGTAGGCGGCAGCCACGAGTCCAGCGGTCTGCATGGTGTCCTTGCCCTGCCACGCCTTGATGGGCTCGAGCAGGGTGTTGCCCCGGCGCTTGGCGAGAGCGGAGCGATCGGACCCGAACCGGGCCACGTCGAGCCCCCAGCGCAGCGGGCCGAAGGGGGTCACCTCCCGCCCGACGGCGGACTCGATGAGGTCGAGCGGGATCACGCCGTCCGGGTTGCCGGCGAACTCGCCCTTGACGCGGATGCGGTAGATCGCGCTCTCGACGCCATAGTTGCTCGCCATCTTCGCCACGTAGTCGGCGTCGACCAGGGGCGAATCCTCGGCGTTCCAGTGCAGCGCGCTCCACGCCTCGCGTTGCTTGTGGTGCGAGTCGTAGAAATAGCCCTCCATCCGGGTCGGATTGCCGCTCATGACCACGAACGCGCCCTTGGTCGACAGCGCGCCCTCCGCCACCTCGAACACCTTGTCGGGGACGCCCGAGGCCTCATCGATGAGGAAGAGCATGTTCTCGGCGTGGAAGCCTTGGAGCGCCTCGGGCTTCTCCGGGCGGGCTGTCCGGGGGACGGCGAAGGCCTCGGTGCGCGCGTCCACGCGATAGAACGACTCGGCGTTCCACGAGAACTGCGCGCGTAGTGCCGGGTCCATCCGCCGCCACCAGAGCGCGAGCTCGGACCAGAGCACGTCGGACAGTTGATGCCCGGTCGGGGCGGTCACCGGGATCTTGATCGGGTGCCAGACCGCGATGCCCCACAGGATGCACCACGCGAGGAACGCGGACTTCCCGGTGCCGTGGCCGCTGCGAATGCTCACCCGGCGCTTCATGGCAAGGGCTCGGGAGGCCTCCCACTGCTGCGCCGTCGGCTTCGCCCCGCACACGTCCTCGGCGAACGCCGCCGGGCCTTCGGTGCGCCAGCGGTCAATCAGCTGCGGGAGTGGGTCGGCGTGCATTCGCCATCTCGAGCAGGATCTCGGTCAACGTGCGGGCCATGTTCTCAGCCTCCTCCGGTGCGGGCTTGACCTTGCCCTCGATCCGGTCGCCGAGCTCCTTCAGCGCGGACAGCCGGATCGCCAGGTCTTCGCTCGCGCAGGTCTCGAGGAGCTTGGCGGCGTACCACGACATCCGCTCTTCCAGCGTCTCGCCGTGCCTGCTGGCCTCGGACTGCAGGGCGCGCTTGATCGCCTCGGTCCACATGCGGCCCTTGCGCGCGTTCTGGTTGCCGGGTTGTCCGCCGCCGCTCATACCCGCGTCCAGCCGTCCGTTGCCGGCGGAATGACCGTCCACGCCTCCGCTACCGGGGCATCGACCTGCCACCCGCCCGTGGCCGTCCCGCCCGCCTGCAGCGTGTTCTCGGCCTCGTCCAGCGTGATGCTTCCACCCCGTTCGGCAGCAATGAGCAGCGTCGCGGCGGCTTGCGCCCAGAGTATCCCGCCCGTGGGGATCGCGATGCCGGCCATCGCCAGCGTGTTGGCGGGAGGCGACAAGGCGATGGTGCCGATAAGGCTACCGCCCACAGCCGCAAATGTGTTCTTGGCCTCGGACATGTCCACGAACCCGTACACGTACACGTCCTCGCCGAAGCTGCCGGTGATGACGTTCGACCCCAGCGCAGCGAAGGTCGGGGCCAGCGGGGTCAGGGCGATGGTCCCGGTCGCGATCGTGTCTCCCGCCGCCGCGAGGGTGTTGCGCGCCTCCTGGCAGTCGATGATCGCATCACCGCCCGTGGCCGCGTCGTCGTCCGCCGCGAGGCTGTCGAGCCACACCCCAGCACCGCTGTTGTTGGTCGAGACGAACGCCCCCGGCTGATTGGCCGCGACGATGCGCGAGCCACTGGAGTCGGTGACCGCGCCGCTGAAGAGGGTGGTGGCTCCGACCTTGGCGGTCAGGGTGACATCGGCCCCCGCCCCTGCGACCTTGAGGCTAATGGCCGTGGGCGTGCTGAAGGCGACCGCGTTGCTCGCGTCGGTGCCGAGGCTCGTCACCACCCCGCCGACGTGCCGCTGCAGCTTCCAGAGGGCGGCTGCTGGGTCCCAGCCGAACACGTAGCCGGTGGCGCTCGACAGCGAGCCGCGCGCGATGACACCACCGAGGAGGCCGTAGTACGGCGAGCCGCCACGGTAGATGCTGGCCGACACGGTGTAGTCGGTGCCGGCGGGGCTCACCCCGAACACGATGAAGGAGTCGGCGCCCCACGCCTGCAGGTAACCGCCCTGCATCTGGGCTGACGTATCCCCGGCGACGACGGTCGCAGGAGCGCCCGAGTCCGAGGTGTGCGCGGAGGCGAGCGTCCCGCTGGTGTCGCTGAAGGTGTCGGTGAGGAAGCTCATCGGGTCGGCATGAACCAGATGTTGCTCGCGTACCGGCTGCAGTACGCCACACACCCGAGGGTCGGGAAGAACCACAGCCGGTTGAAGATGCCCGTGAACACCGGCACGTCCGAGACCGTGTTGAGCAGCGCGCTCGCCCCCGTGTCCGGGTTGATACTGTAGATCTGGGTCGTGCTCCCCGTCTGCCGCGCGTACAGGTAGCGGTCATTGTCCGTGTCGTGGACGAAGCCGGCCCCCGAGACGATCGTCGTCGCGAGCGGCGTGACGCTGATGTACGTCACCTGGTCGTTGGCGAGGTTGATGCACTCCAGCGTGTTGCTCACCGGCTGCGCTACCCCACCGCCAAGAAGGCCGACGAGCCGGTTGCGCCGCACGTCCACGAGGCTCGGCATCCCGTTGGCGCCCTGCGATGAGTCACCCAGCCACGAGGAGAGCGTCAGGTTCGGGGTCCTGACTTGCCACGTCCCCGCCGATCGCGTCCACTTCACGTACTTGCCCGCCCCGCCCACGGCGAAGACATCCCCGGTGTCCGGGTTCTGCGCGTAGGCCATGAGCCGCTCGTAGAGCAGTTGCGAGGGCCACATGGCGACCGGATCGTACACGTTGGTGTCCAGCCGGAAGGCGTCGACCTCGGGGCCGTGGTCGAAGGTGGTCCCCGGCGTGTTGATGCCATACGCGGAGTTGCAGGCCATCGCGAACACGCGGGAGCGGCTCGAGTCATACCACGTCTGCCAGTACGTGTGGCGTCCTACCGGCGTGCCCTGTCCGACCGCGCCGTTGGTCAGGTAGTAGGGCGAGTCGTAGACCACGGGCGAGCCGTTGGGCGCGGGAGACGCGACGCTGTACTTGCCCAGCGGGTCGAGGGTGACCCCGGAGTACAGGGTGGCCCACGCCGGCACGTTGGCCGAGAGGTCGATCTTGTGCGCCCCGTTGCGCCACTCGCCGTCGCCGCTGGCGAGGATCGAGTACCAGACCGTGCCGGCAGGGGCGAGCCCGTTCCAGGCGTCGATGCTCGCCGAGTTGACGTTGGTCGCGCCCGCCATTCCCGCGGTGCTGGCGATCTGATACCACGTATCCTTGACCTTGCCCTGGCGCCACGTCGGGTACACCGCAGGCGCTGGGATCTTCTGCGTGCCGACGATCAGTTCGTCGATGTACATGGCGCACGTCGCGTGGTTCTGCGTGCGCTCTTTCGCCGTCATGTAGACATCGAACCAGACCTTCCCGAGCTTCTCATCGATCGCTGGCGTGCCGCAGGATAGCGGGTGATAGCCCGCGAGCGTCGACTTGTAGTCGTGCAGCAGGATCTCCCCCTGCCCGTAGCGCGAGCCGTAGAGGCGCACACGGGCATCCCACGCATTCTCGGCCCCGCCCGTCCGGCGGGCGCCGATCTCGATCAGCATCTGGTAGGTCACCCACTCGTCCGGGTTGGGCGAGAAGCAGCCGCTGCTGTCGACGTAGGAGCAGACGGGGATCTCGGTCTGGTACGTCTCGGTGTTGGCGCTGCCGTACAGCCCCGCGTTCGCGCCCACCACGCCGAAGCTCGTGCTGCTACCGGCTTCGCCGTTGTAGAGCCTTTTGAAGCGCAAGGGCGAGTTGTGCGTGGTGCAGACGATCTTGGTCAGGCTCGAGGTGCCTGGCTCGTTGGGATGCGTACCGCCGTAGTAGGCCGAGCCGTTCAGCAGTCGGCCACCGCCGACGGTCATGCTCTTGATCCCCGTCTGCGGCCCGCCGCCTGCGCCGGCATCTTGGAGGAACGTGGTCGCGCACAGGTTGGCGTCCCACATTTCGGCCCACTGGATCGCCAGTGTCGAGTTCTCGCCGTACTGCGTCAGGTCGTCAGCAGAGAGACGGATGCCCCACGTCCCCGCGCAGTTGGGGGTCGAGAGCGTGGGAATAGTGAATTTCAGCGAGCCTTGGCCCGATCGCTTGACCGTGGTGCTGATGGTCGGATAGTGCCCATCGTCCGCTGCGTCGACGGCGAACCTGACTCCGGGCTCGAGGCCGGTCGTGGGGCCGAGCTTGGTCGCGTCGTTGAAGTCGTGGACCAGGAAGACGCCGGGAGCAGTTGCTCGAGCTGCGAAGTCGGCGTCGTCGGAAGCGTCGATCCCCGGCGCGGTCCCAGCGAGAGCCCATGTGGCGGCTGCGGTGGTAAGGGAGACCGCCCCGCCGGTGACGATGTTGGCGCCGGCTGCGGCGAGGGTATCGCGTGCTTCGGCCAGCGCGAGGGTGCCCGCGTTGGCGGTATCGTTCGCGCTTAGTGTCTGCCGCGCTTGGTAGAGCGTGCGCGCCACACGCTCAGTTCCCGGCGTTGTTGTCGGTGATGGTGAAGCTGGTGATCCGCACCGGCTGGCCGCTCACGATCGTGCCGGACAGGTTCAGGTTCGCCCCCGAGGTCGAGCAGGAGCCGTCGATCACAGCCGTCGCGCCCGAGGTCAGGATGCGGAACCACGCCTGCGTCCCGGTGGCCGCACCGTTCACATCGCTTGGCAGGGTGGGCGATAGGACGCCCCCGGAGGCCGCAGCGGAGAAGGGCGAGCCGAGGGTGAAGGTCGCGAGCAGGGTGGAGCCGCCGGGGACCGCTGTTCCGGGCCCTGCGGGCTGGGCGGCGCCGTTGTCATAGATGCGCAGGAGGCCGGCAGAGCCGACGGCGGTGGTGATCGCGTCCAGTTGAGCGTTGCGGAGCGCGGTCGAGTAATTGAGCTTGCTGGCCAAGGGTTCTCCTAGAGCGGAGCGCCGCAGCCGGCGCAGTTGGGGTCGCAGTCGTGGTAATCGTAGCCCCGCTGGCAGTACCGGCAGCGCGACATGGTGGTGATCGACCGCGGGCGGTAGATGTCCGGGCACGCAGTGGCGACGCTCCCCGTGAACATCAGCATGCGGTCGCCGCTGTAGTCGCGCAGCGGCTTCTGCTCGACGTACTTCGCCCATCTGTCCTCGGTGCCGGACGGCGGCACGAACGGCGCGGGCGAGGCGTCCGTCGCCTTGACCACCGCCACACCCGCCGCTGCCGTGCCGAGCAGTGCTCCGAAGAACGAGCGTCGCTTCATGTGCGTTGGGTCATGGGGTGGTGGGGCTTGTCGTGCTCGGTGCGGGCGATGCGGTGGGCGCTACCACAACCCCTCTCGGGCGGGCATGGTGTCTCCGAGACGATGTATCGTAGTCCGCTTCGCATGACGATCCTGTATCGGCTGCTGAAAGCTTGGCCGCAACGGCAAAGAAGCACGCAAGCGGCGAGCCATTCGGCCATGTGGTGTCATTGTTTGGCTATCCCTGTCGCGATGTCAACTACTTGCTGGTGCGGAGTTCCTTCCCCCTCGATTCGGCAGAAATACAACACGCGGCGGGCGTGGTTACAACATGGCTGGCATGGGGTATTAGGTTCGCCTCTTGGGTAGCAATTCACTGATCGGGCGCATGCCGGGAGGCTTCGGTGCTCGAGGGCCGGCGTGCTGGGGGAAAGCGTGGTCGTAGCAGAACCAGCGATCAGTGCCTTGGGTGGACTGGGTAACGCTCCCCGGCTTGCCGCACCGCAGGCCGTGGTCCTCATGCGCGCAGCGCCACCAGTTCGGATCACGCGCGGGTTGGCTCTTGGTGCTTGGATCGCGATAGCCGCAGTGTCCGCACGACAGGCCATCAGACGGTTTGCCGCAGTTCGGACAGTCACGCATCGCCGCACTCCTTCCGAATCCAGTTGCGCCACGTCGCCAGCCAATCGAGCTTGCAGGCGTCCTTGCCCGCCTTGGCGTGCCAGAAGTCACGGAAGGCCAGGGAGATACGCACCGCCCTTTGCGGCTCGAGGTGGTGGACGTTGACCGCCCAATCGCGCCATTCGTCCGGCAGGGACCAGTCCTTGGGTAACCGGC